ACAGTTTGCCGACACAAAAGCAGCTCGCATGCCAGCGTTCTTTGAACATGCAAATACAAACCTCCCCCAATACGCTTGACTTTCATTCAGAAAAGCTAGTCAAGCTGGTCGAGGATTTGGAAACCAAGTTCGCTTGGTATCCCGTCCACCCCAAGGAGGACTTAGCCTCCATCATGTACCGCTCCGGACAATGGGAAGTGGTACAATATATAAAATCTATTTTAGAAGAATAACATGTGTATATTTGGAAGATCCGCACCTACCCCAGTATCAACACCAGCACCAATACAACCGAGACAGCCTGACTTAGTAAGAGAATCTAGACTTCCTTCTAAGAAAGAGTTGTTAGATCCAGAAGATGTTGCAGGCGTAGAGTACGGCACATCAGCTAAGAAAGCTGCCTCAACTGCCGGTTCTAAAACAGGAACCGATGCCCTAAAAATAAATATCAATACAGGCGCAGGCGAGGGAGGAGGCATGAATGTTTAAGGCTAGGACAAGGTACTCTCAGCTTACATCAGGAAGAACACAGTTTCTTGATATGGCTGTAGAGTGCTCTGAACTTACCTTACCATACCTCGTCAGACAAGACGAAAGCTACAGTGGAAAGAAGACTCTTCTTCAACCTTACCAATCAGTCGGAGCGAAAGCAGTTGTTACACTAGCAGCTAAACTCATGTTGGCTATGCTGCCTCCGCAGACAGCCTTCTTCAAGTTACAGGTTCGTGATGATAAGCTAGGTGAGACACTCGATCCAATGATGCGAAGTGAGATGGACTTATCATTCTCCAAGATAGAGAGATTGATTATGGACTACATAGCCGCGTCAAGTGACCGTGTAGTTGTGCATCAAGCACTCAAACATCTAATCGTATCTGGCAACGCCCTGATATTTATGGGCAAGGATGGGTTAAAACACTATCCACTACAAAGATATGTAGTCAATAGGGATGGTAATGGTAACGTAATTGAAATAATTACAAAAGAATTAGTAAGCAGAAAGGTATTGGGCATAGCACCCCCGCCTTCCGAAGAGCCGAATGGCGACTATGGTGCTACAGAAGACGACGCTGAGGTATACACCTGTGTTAAGATGGATGAGAGCAGCGGTAACTGGAGATGGCATCAAGAAGTGGACGACATGATCCTAGAAGGTAGCCAGAGCACAGCACCGAA